TCCTGGTTCATCGCCCAGTCGGCCAGATGCTCGTAGCTGTGAAAATATCCGGTCACCCCTGCGCCGCTCCGGGTTGCCACGTAGAACATGTCACGCGAAGCACCGGGTTGCGTGATATCGACTGCCAGCTTGGTTATGTTTCCCTGATCGTCCGTCTCCGCTCCGACCAATGCGGCATCGACCGTATGAATTACAGACCTGGACGGCGAGACGGTGACCTTCAGGTGCTCCTCCAGGAGATTCACTTCCTGACCACAGCCCGGACAGGTTGCCGTCGTCGTCAATTCCGACACGCTCTCGACTGCACTCTCGTTTGCCATCACTCCTCCTTGGTTTCCACCGTCGTCTGGTGGCTCTCGATGAATTCCACGACGTAAAGACGCGACTTTTCGTGAATTTCACAGAATTCCGGCCCTTCGAGGGGGTCAGCCTCGCAGCCGCACTCGTATTTCCCTTGAAATCGGCGTACCGCGAGGCTCATTTCGGCCTTCACGGGCACTTTTACGGCCGATTCGGTCGGAACAGCCCCCTTTTGATGCCCCAAGAAGGCGCTGAGAGCCGTTCTAAGCCCCTGGAAGCTGTTTTTCGGGGTCTGACCCACCCTTCAGCCCTCCAGAGGCTTAGAAAGCCTTAGAAGCCGTCGAGAGGGACGCTGTGGAAGCCATCCCTCTCGCTGGCGATGCCCACTTGCCGTCACGTCACGTCGAGGACGTTGCCAGAGTGACCTCTTCGACCGAATTCGCGAGGTCGAGGTAGAGGCCACGACGGGCACGAGCGACTTGCTGGCCCTCGATCAGCCGTGAAATATCGGCGGGGCCGATGTCGATCCGGAGATCGTGATGGACAAGCTCCTTCATCCGGAACTGCGGCGAGATGAAATAGCACTTGCCCGCCGTGACGCCCGGGTACACGTACGACTTGACGCCGTTCGTGACCGTCGCGCCGTTGTAGTAGATGATTCCCGTGACCGGAACCCGCCGAAGCGGATTTCCGTTCGCATCGATGACCGGCGTGAGCAGCGCGTCCTCGATCTGAAAACGATCCGCCTCGTTGGCGAGGATCCAGGAAGGCGTGCGCTGCGGGATCGCCGTGACCGCATGCCGGTATGCGTTCTGAAAACCGACCAGCGTGTTCGCCACGAGCGAGCCGTTGCCTGTCGCAGCCGCCGTCTTGTTGGCAGCCGCATAGGTGAACGCGAGGATCGGGGACAGATGCAGGTGGTTGAGAAGGTAATTGTACGCCCTCCCGAACGCTCTGCTGTTCATGCTGACCTCGTACGAGCGGTCGTACTCGATCATGTCCTCTGTCCACTCGAATGCCGCCGCGTAGGTCGAGATCGGGACGAACGTCGGCACTCCGGCCTTGGCGAGCGAGCCGAAGATGATTTCACCCGCCTCGAATTTCTCCTGGAAGACGACGTTCGCGTCGAACAGCACGTCGCCGCCGATCTGCACCGAGCCGCCGGGGAACGGGCCGTTTACACGCTCGTACAGCGGCGTGTAAAGAACCGGCACCGAAGCCAGGCCGACATCGATGTCGATACGAACCTTGGTGAGCAGATCCATCGCCCCGTCGGAAGTGGTGATCATTTCCGCGACCGGCTGGAGCAGATCGATCTCGATGGCGTCCTTCAGAAATTCGTCGGTCAAGCGACCTTCCATCTCCGAAGCGGAAACCATCTGCACCGTTGCGATTTCACCAACGGTTCTCGCCGCCGTCCAGCGGCGGTGTGTCAGTTCGACCGGGTTCAACGGCTCTGCTAGCGTCATCGCGCCGGACAGCGGGCCGAAGCGACCGTCGTGCCCGATGATCATGCGACCGTTCTCGTGCCTTGTGATCTTCTCGATGGTCGGCGCATCGGGAACAAGGACGGACTGAATTCCTCTACCCATGAATTTCCTCCTTCCCTTACCCGATGTTGAGGGCACGGACGGCGCAGTAGCCGTTCGCGTCCTTGACTTCCTCGACCTTGGCAACAGCCGCACCGGCCGCAGCCGCCTGGAGATCGGTGTCACCGCGCTTGAAACCGGCACCGGCCGTCCAGTAGAGCGGATCTCCGATGGCCGGAGAGAGCGCCGCCGGGAGCTTCACGTACCAGATCCGCTCCGATGAAATTTCCAGATCGAGGGTTCGGAGCGTGTCCGACGCGCCGATGGTCTTGAGGGCAAATCCCGTCCAGCCGTTGATCCGGTAAAGATCGCCCTTGACGATGGCCTGAGCCGCCGGAGCGGAGACACCGCCCTGTGTGGCCCGACCGTCATGCTTCAACTGACCCATAGTTCCCACCTTTCTTGCACATCAACGTGAATTTTTCAGGACTGTGTAATTCAGGGAGCAGCGTTGCCGGACGATGCCTTGGCCGCGTCGTCTGCCTTGAGCGCGTCCACGATCTCCTGCTTCGTGTTCGAGGCGGTCACGTCGAGTCCACGGCCCTCGGCCTCGGCCAGCACGTCACCCTTGGAGAGCGCATCGTAATTCGGCGCTTCCCCGCCGCCGCCCTCGGAGCCGTCGCCCTGGAGATCCTGCTGCAAGTCCGTCTGCTGCGGAGCGCCCGGGAACGACGTACCGACCTCGGCCGGAGTGAGGTTCGCCTGGTAGCCCTCGCCGTAATCCTCTGCAATTGCGGCGGGGTGATCGTCCGGCAAATTCGCCGGGTTGAACGGATGCTGGTCGATGGGCAGGAGCCTTCCGGCCGAAGTCTCCGGAACCGGCGAGCCGTATGCGGGCGGGCCGACAACCGTCGGCGTCATTTCCATGTTCTGCTCCTCCTCGCTCATCCCAGCGATTTTCAACTGGGACGGCGGTGTCGAAAGTTGCGTTGCGTTCTCGACGAGGTACTCGCCTGCGGCAATTGCATCGTCGTTCGGCTTGACCTCGAAGTCCTCCTCGACCAGACCCGCCTCTGCGCGATCCGTCGTCGCTTCGGGCTTCTCGGTTTCGGTATCCGACATTTTCATTCCCCCTTTCTACCGTGCCGAGCGGACGCGAATCCGCGTGGACGTGTATCCCGGCTTCAACTCGCGCTCGCCGGAACGTTGACGCTCCGTGCCGGGAAGGGAAGCGGGAGTGCCCTCCATCTCCGACACCTGGGCCTTGATCGCGTCGTCCCGGTCGATGAACGTGTTGACCATCTCCCCGACGACCTTCTCGTCGTTGTCGGAATTCCCAGTCGCCTTGAAATTCCGAACGTCGTCCATCTCGGAGACGATCAACCGCTTGACCAGCGAGCGGGTGCCGTCGTCCTTGAATTTCCGGACGAGCACGGACTCTAGGATGGAATCCCGCACCGTCTTGCCCGCGTCCTTGATCGACGTGAGTGCCTGGCCGAGAACGGTCACATCGTCCGTGTCGTCGCTCAGTCCCAGGATCCGGCGAAATTCCGGGATCAGATCGAGTGTCGGCTTGATCGTCGCTGCGTCGGCCGTCATCTCGCCCACCTGTGTTTCGAGCGGTGTTTTCACGGCCGTCTCGATGGAAAGCACGAGATTCGGATTGTGCGCCCGAAGCTCGTTCTCCTGGAGAGCCGCAATTTCCTCTGGCTTCAAGTCGTTCCCTCCTTCCATTTCACTTGTGAGCGCACCAACGAGGCGAGCGTTCATCCCGGCAGAGCGCGGGCGGGCCAGGTCGATTGACTCGATGAGAAACTTCTTGATCTTGACTCCCTGCTCGAACCGCTCCTGGTTGACCTTCCCCCGCCAGGAAACGGATTTCACCAAGCCACGACCGAGGTAATCCCGGCCCTTGGTATTCGGAAGGACGTATGCCTTGACGGCCAGCTTCGCCTTATCACCAACCTGCGTGAGCTTGGCACCGAGCCACTGAAGCTGAATTTCAGGAAAGACGTACGGATCGTCCTCTTCCCGGATGTGGCCCATGTAGCCGACAATCGGATCGCCGCTGGCAGCGGCATTCATCTCCGAGGCAACGTCCCCGAAAAGCTCCGGCCCCCAGAACCGCTTGGACTTCGACCAGCCGGACTCGATGATGAAAGTCGCAAAGCGTGGATCGTCATCGCCCGCCGTCACCCTGGAGACGATTTCAGGCGAAAGCGGGACGATGGAATTCGCATCGGTCATCTCGGCAACCGTGTCGAATTCCTCGAAGATGAGTATGCCTTCCATGACTAGAACTGCTTCCGCTTCAGCGTCTTTCCGCCGGTCTGCATGTAGCTGCTGTAGCGAATTACCTTCTGGTGCCCCGAGTCAGCACCCTTGGGCGGTGGCGGCGTGCCGTCGATGATCCGCACCGAGCCGGGAGCCTTCGACGGGTCGAAGCGCGGGTTGGTATTGTTCGTGAACTGTTCCATCCCGGGTGAAAACGTATTGCGGGTCGGATCCGTGACGTGCAGGATCCTGACCGGCGTCCGCATTTTCACGGTCGAACGGGTCAACTGGCTTGGATCGTGCCAGCTTCCCGACTTCGTGCCCTTCGTCGTCCCTCTCGGAGTCGAAGGACTCTGCGGATTCGAGACTCTGACGATTCGCGTCATTTTCCCTCCTTCCTACGGCGTGTGCTTGATCGTGTAGACGGATTTTTTCTGGAGAATCTTCCCCGTCCCACGATTCCTGTTGTATGGGAATTTCACGATTTTCATGTTGTCCCCTTCTTGAAGCTGGAGTGCGTCTTCGAGCGGGCCTTCTTGCCCCTCTGAAATTGATCCTTCTTCGGAGCCTGGGGGCGAGCTTTCCGCTTTCTAGCCAACCTGATCCTCCGGCTTGATCGCGGTGTCCTGCTTCTGCCTCCAATCGGTCGCGGTCGGCCACGGCTTCGCCTGCTCCTCCTCGTAGCGCGGAGGAGAGAGGTAATTGAATTCCTCGTGACCCGAATGCGCGAGCGTCGCAAGGACTCCGATCACGACCGCCGCCAGAGCGATCAGGCCGACGACTGCCCCGCTGGCCGTCGTGTTGTCATCGATCACCTTCCCGGCGATTACAGCACCGGCGATTGCACCGATCACGACGGCCCCGAGAACGATCACGTATGCGGTACTCGATTTCATCCGCGCCGGAGCCTCAAGCCGCGCATCGGTGTAATCGCGAAGGTGAGGATCGTGCGACCGGGCGGCGTGACGCCAACCGATGTAATCAACTTGTGCCTTCGCACGAGTCCTGTGATGTTCTGGTACCTGCGCAGCATCGATTACCTCCGCTTTTTCTTCGTTCCCTTGGCTGTCTTGGAAGACGACGGCTTGCGCTTGCCACCCTTGCCGAACGGAGCCGCCTTCTTGCCCTTGAAATTTGAGATCGGCATTACCTGTTCCTCCGCGCTCTCGCTTTACGCCTGCGCCCTGCTGCGGACATCTTCGCCATTTTCCTCTTGCCGTACTTCTTGCGGCCGATGGACGCTGCCACCGCATTCGGATTGCGCACACCCTTTCGCGCC